GCTTGGCCGCTGCGTTCGGTATTTCGCTGGTCGGCGCTATTGACGCCGCTGTTGATGCGCTTGGCCGCATGATGACACGCATGCGCGAGATGAAGCGCATCGAACAGGAGACCGCGTCTGAGGTGGCGAAGATCTACCAAGACGCCGAGCGCAAACTGATGGGGCCGGAAAAGCTCCTCGGTGAACTGACGAAGGATCGCCTAGCGATTGAGCAGCAAATCGCGAAGCTACGCGAAGAGACGGCATCGACGGCGGTCGAGGTCCGCATGCCTACCCTCGGCATGGGTCCGGGTGTCGGTTCGTCGAAGGTGATGCAGGAGGTCCGCAAGGGTACGGCTGAAGACATGAAGGCGCTGGATGAGCGCAGCCGTGCGCTGGCTGCCCTCAATGTTCAGATCGCGGAACTTCAGCGAACGATTGAATCATCAAGGACCGCCGAAACCATCACCGCCGAAACCGAGCGCATCAAGGCGCAGGCTCAAGCCTACGGCGAATTGGAGCGTAAGGCTCAGGCATCATTCGACGCACTCATTGCGGGTCAGCGCAGGGCCAACGACGAGGCCGAGCGGCAACGTGAACTCGCCAACCGCACCAAAGCTCAACTTGAAGAGACCGCCTCCGCGCAGCTGGACCTGCTCGACCCGACGCGGCAATACAAGCGCGAGCTAGAACTGGTCAAGAAGTTGGAACTTGAGATGCTGTTGACCGCGGATCAGGCCGCGCAGCGCCGCGCGCAGATTAACGCAGAGATGGCCGCCGCTGCTGGCAACATCGTCGAGCAGCAGGCAGAGGCTGTCACCGAGATGACGCGGATGCGCGATCTCGCGCAGGACGTAGGCGACACCATCGCAGGCGGATTTGAGGACGCGATTTTCAGCGGCGAGAAGCTGTCCGAGGTGCTGAAGCGCCTGGCTCTCGACCTTATGCGCCTGCTGTTCCAGCGCATGGTCACGCAGCAGTTGGCAGCCGGCATCACGACGATGCTGGGCTTTCCTGCTCTGCCCGGTCGAGCGAACGGCGGATCCGTGAACGCCAACTCCGCTTACATGGTGGGCGAGCGCGGGCCTGAACTGTTCGTTCCCGGCACGTCCGGCGCGATCATTCCAAACAACCGCGTTGGATCCGGTGGCGGTGGCGGTGGCCCGACCGTGAACATCTCGTACAACATCCAGTCCGGCGTTTCCCGCGCTGAACTGCAGCCAATCTTGGAGCAGGAACGTAAACGCCTGCGCGCCGAGATCCCGGACATGGTGCGCCGTGGCGGATCTTATCGCGCAGCCTTCGCCTAAGTCATGCCGATCACCTACCCGCTCACCCCACCGTCGCCGTTCCGCGTGGCGAAAATATCCTTCACGGGGATGTCTGCATCCTCGCGCAACGTCTCGCCGTTCACGCTCCAGACGCAGCAGTACAACTGGCCAGGTCAAGGCTGGATGGCGTCGGTCGAATGTCCGCCAATGATCCGCGCCGACGCAGAACAGGTCATCGCGTTTCTGCTCGCGGCACAGCGGGGCACGTTCTATTTCCGCGACTACTCCAACAGCTCGCCGCGCGGCAACGTCAGCGGCACGCTGACCGTGTCCAGCGCAACGGCGAACGGTGTCACGCTAGGCATCTCTGGCGCGACTGGCACGTTTGCGGTGGGCGACTGGCTGCAGATCGGCACGTCGCTCTACAAGGTGATCCAAGTCGATTCATCGTCGAGCGTGGACGTCTTCCCGGCGCTGCGCGCAAGCTATACGGCGGGAACGTCCATCGTCTACAACTCACCGCGTGGCGTGTTCCGCCTCGCCTCGCCGCAGACCGAGTGGAGCGTTGAACTCGCTGGCATCTACGGCGTCGCGTTCACCATCTCCGAGGAGATTCCGCAATGAGCATCACTGCAGCAGGCCGCACGATGTCGGCTGGCATGGTGGCCGAGGTCACCACGGCGCAACTGTCGCCCATTCTCATGGTCGATATGGCGTTCTCTACGCCCGTCTACCTCTGGACTGGGTACGGCACGCTGACTTACGCAGGCAAGGGCTACCTCGGTCTGGGCGACCTTGGCAGCGTTGCGCCAATCGAGGAAACGACGGACCTTTCCGCGCGCGGCGTGGTCTTCCAGTTGTCCGGTGTGCCGACCGCTTACGTCTCGCTCGCGCTCAATGAGGATTATCAAGGCCGCGCGTGCTCAATCATGCTCGGCGCACTCTCGCCGACGGCTGGTCTGATCGCGTCACCGATTACGGTCTTCGTGGGAAAGATGGACGTGATGACGCTGACCGACGACGGACAGAACGCGCAAATCGGAATGAGTGCAGAGTCGCGGCTCGTCGACTTCCGCCGCGTGCGTGAGGTCAGGTACACTCACGAGGAACAGGAGGCGATTGACCCGACCGACAAGGGACTAGAGTTCGTCAACGGCATTCAAGAAAAGACCATCTATTGGGGCAACCAGAACGCCACAGCGCCAGGCCGTTTCAATGGCGGCAACGACGCGCCCGACACGGACCGCAACAATCAAGACCCGCTGATCTGATGCGCTTTCCGAACTGGCCCGACCTGCTCGCTGGCTTCATCGAGGCGCGCCGCTCGCGTCCTTTCGAATGGGGCGTGAACGATTGCTGCTTGTTCGCTGCCGACTGGGTCGCGCTTGCGACGGGCAAGGATCCTGCGGCCGATCTGCGCGGGACTTACTCGACCGCACTCAGCGCGCAACGCATCGTCGCTGACGCTGGAGGGCTAGCGCAACTGGTCGAGGAGGCGCTGCACCGTCATGGATTCTCTCCCGTCGTCGCAACGCTGGCGGCTCGCGGCGACCTGATCGTGCGCGACTCAGGCCAAGGCGACTGCGTGGGCGTGGTTCTGGGCGCGCAGTCTGCATTCGTCGCCGCTGAGGGTTTGGCGTTTGCGTCTACTTATGAGCAGACCGACTCCCGGTTCTGGAAGATTTAAGCCATGCCGACTTTCCTCGCAACACTCGTCGCTTACGCTGCGTACTATGTCGCGTCTGCGACGTTCGTTTCATACACCGCCGCCGTATTCATCATCAAGACTATCGCGGTCGTCGGTGCGTCGATGGCGGCGTCGAAGCTGTTGCGACCGAAGATGCCGAGTTTCGCCGACTCGCTCGGCTCGCGCGATCAGATGGTGCGCTCTCCGATCTCTGCGCGACAGATCATTTACGGGCGGGTCAAGGTGTCCGGCACCATCGTTTACCTTCAAGAAAGCGGAGCAAGGAACGAGTATCTAAACATCGTCTTGGCCGTCGCTGGTCACGAAGTGGAGGAGATCGGGGACGTGTATTTCAATGAAGATCTCGTGCTGACCGGAGCAGGAAGCAGCGCGACCGGGAAGTACACGGGCCACGCTGACATCTACAAGAAGTACGGCGTTCCGGGTCAGACCGCATTTGCGCCGCTCGTCACCGAGACAGCGACCGCGACTGTCGGCAAGTGGACCAACGATCACAAGCTCACAGGCATTGCGTGCGTGTACGTTCGGCTGAAGTGGAATCCCGAGATTTTCACCGGAGGCATTCCGAACATCTCCTTTATCGTCAAGGGCAAGAAGGTGCTGGATACCCGCACCAACACGACCGCTTACAGCAACAACCCCGCGCTGTGTCTGCGCGATTACCTCACGTCATCTTTGGGTCTGCAGATGGATCCGGGCGAGATCGACGTGACCGCGTGCAACGTGGCCGCGAATGTCTGCGACGAACAGGTGCAGAAGCTCCCGCTTAGTCCGACGACCTACGAGAACAGGTACGAAGCGAACGGCGCAATCTCGACGAGCGAGAACCCAGAGGCAGCGATTGGCAAGCTACTCGGCGCAATGGGTGGACTCTGCGCGTACTCGGGCGGTCAGGTGGTCATGTACGCTGGGACGTATCAGATCCCCGTTGTCAGCCTGAGCGAGAAACATTTTGCGGGTCCGGTTTCACTCACGACCAAGATCTCTGCGCGCGACCGCGTCAATACGGTCAAGGGCGTGTACGTCTCCGAGTTAAACCAGTGGCAACCGTCCGACTTTCCGCTGATCACCTCGACGACGTACGTCAACGAGGACAACGGAACGAGATTCAGCCGCGATGTCGCGTTGTCATTCACGACGTCTTCCTCGATGGCGCAGCGGCTCGCGGTTATCGAACTGCGCCGCGCTCGCCAAGAAGTAATGCTCACTGCTCGCTTCCGTCTTGAAGCAATGCAGATCCGCGCAGGCGAGACGGTGAAGATTACGAACGCCAAGTTCGGCTGGGTCGATAAGGTCTTCGAAGTGATGGAGTGGAAGTTCGCCACGGACGGCAGCCCGCCGCAACTCGCGGTTGACATGACGTTGCGCGAGATCGACTCGACGGTTTACAGCTGGTCAGTTGGCGACGAGATCGCAGTCGCCGCCGCCCCGAACACGAACCTGCCCGACCCGTTCAGCGTCACCGCGCCGACGAATCTGTTTCTAGTAGCAGACGGCACGACGCAGCTTTACCAAGGCGACGGCACCGCGTTGCCGCGCATTCGTGTTTCGTGGTCCGCGCCGAATGAAGAGTTCGTCCGCGCTGGCGGGTACGTCGGCATTGAGTGGAAGAACACCACAGCCACGACGTACCTAGAATGGGCGCGCGTACCGGGAGACCAGACAACCGAGTTCATCGATGGCGTGATCATCGACGAGGCGTACAATGTGCGCATCTACGCGGAGTCGTACTTCGGCGTGTCGTCAACGTACGTCGTCGGCAGCGTCACGGTATTCCAAGACACCGTTGCTCCGTCCGTACCGACTGGCCTGACCGCAACGCTGGGCACGGGCCGCGCGATCTCGCTGGACTGGAACGACAACACCGAGCCGGATTTCAGCGAATACGGAGTGTACCGCAACACCACCGGAGTAACGCCTTCCGCCCTCGCGCAGAATGCACTGTGGGCTTTCGGTGATAACACTTACGGACAGCTGGGCGACGGCACGCAGACTAACCGCTCGTCTCCGGTGCAGTCCGGCACATCGACAACGTGGTCAGAATTGGCCTACGGCAGGGATCACGCTCTCGCCATTAAGCAGGGCGAGCTGTGGACGTGGGGCAGTAACGTGCAGTCACAACTTGGCATCGGCTCTTCCGGCGGTCTGCGGACAACTCCCGCGCAGGTCGGCTCGCTGACGAACTGGGCGAAGGTTGACGCCGGAAACACTCACTCGCTCGCGATAAAGACCGACAACACGATCTGGGCTTTCGGTGATAACACTTACGGCAACCTCGGGCTAGGCGATACCACGGTTAGAAATTCTCCCGTGCAGATCGGCTCGCTGACGTGGTCACAGATCACGGCAGGCACGAACCATTCCGCCGCGATCCGGTGGGACGGCGCGCTGTTCACTTGGGGCCGCAACCACGTTGGCCAACTCGGCCAAGGTAACACGACGAGTCTGTCGTCTCCCGTACAAGTCGGCACGGCTACGGACTGGTCTGTTGTGCGCGCGTTCGGCAACTCGACGCTCGCTCTCAAGACTGGCGGCACGCTGTGGGGGTGGGGGCTGAATACGTCGGGCCAGCTAGCGCAGGGCAACGCGGTCAATCGCTCGTCCCCCGTGCAGATCGGCACGCTCTCGACGTGGCTTTCCATCGCCTGCGGATACGGCAACGTTTTCGCGAAGACGACGAGCGGACAGACTTGGGTATGGGGTATCAACACGCAGGGATCTCTTGGCCTTGGCGACCTCATTGCACGCTCAAGTCCCGTCGCGCTCGGCTCTACTAACGAGTGGGGATCTTTCGCACCGGGGCGCGCGCACACCATCGCGACGAAGCCGGATGGTTCGCTTCACAGCTGGGGCCAGAACAACCTTGGCCAGCTAGGATCCGGCAACACAACGAACCGCTCCTCGCCTGTACAGGTCGGCACGCTTACGGACTGGCTGGCCCTCGCAGCATCTCGCGACGGTTACACTAGCGGAGCATTTCGCGGAACGGCTGGTGGCGAGCCGCAGGGCAAGATTGCCGAGACGCGCGCCTCTCGCTTCGTCGACACCGAGGTGCTCCCCGGCGTCACCTACTACTACTGGATCAACGCTTACGACCGCCTCGAAAACGTGTCCGGCTTCTCCAGCCGCGCCGACGCTAACCCGGCGTCCGTGACCGCAGGCGGCGTGGACAACACGCCACCAGCCAACCCCTCCGCGCTGACATCCATCACGTCCTCGCTCTACATCGCCTCGGACGGTGGCGCGCGTGCGCTCGTTGTCGTTACCGTGCCTGCTCTGCCTGCGCGTGGGACGATGCAGAATGTTCTGTACCGCCGCCAGAACACGTCGGGCAGCTACGAGATCGCAGCACAGATCAGCAACACCGTGCCCGTCTCTGCGGTCATCGACGATCTCACGCCAGGCATCACTTACGACATCGCGTCGCAGGCTTGGTCATTCTCCAACATCCCGAGCGCGGTCGTGACTGCGACGTTTTCGCCCTTCGTTGCTACGCAGACGCCTGCGCCTGCTGCGCCGACTGCTGGCACGTTGAGCAAGGACGGAGTGCAGCCGAAGTACTTTCCCGGCACCGAGGTGTTTCTCTTCGGAACGCGCATCGGCTGGGCACCGAACACGGAAAAGGATTTCTCGTACTACGAGATCAAGGCCACGACGACCAACAGCGACGGCGCAACGGATTATTCGTGGACGCCCTACGACGGGGCAAATAGCTTCGTGCAGACGCGAGACACCGAGTGTTTCCTCTACAACCCGCTGCTCAACGCAGGACACGTCCGCA